CAAATGGTTCGAGAATGAAACCAAGAACATGAACTCTAGACAAATTGCTCAAGAGTACGAATGCAATTTCAATGCTTCTGGTGAAACTGTTATTGCCCCTGAAGACATTGATAGAATTGATAAGATGATATGTGATCCAAAGCACAAAGTGGGATACGATAGAAATTATTGGATTTGGGAAGAATGCCAAGACGGAAAGAAATATGTATTGGTGGCAGACGTTGCTAGAGGCGATGGTGCTGACTATTCTGTGTTTCATGTAATCGAAACAGATTCAATGGAGATTGTCGCCGAATACAAAGGAAAGCCAAACATAGATGACTTTGCGAACATGCTATATTCCGCAGGTAGAGAGTATGGTGGCTGCCTACTTGTTGTGGAGAACAATAACATCGGATATTCAGTCTTAGATAAGTTAATTGACTTAGAATATCCTAACATTTATTTTAGTATTAAAGGCTCAAATGAATATATTGAGCAAGTTTCTGCAATAGGTAACCCAAGTGCTGTGCCGGGTTTTACAACTTCCATGAAATCTCGTCCATTAATTATCGCCAAATTAGAGGAGTTCGTCAGAAATAAACTAATTACTATTAAATCTTTGCGTTTATTAAACGAATTGAAGACTTTTGTATGGTATTTGGGAAAACCTCAAGCCATGAAAGGTTACAACGATGATTTAGTGATGGCTCTTGCTATTGCATGCTGGGTTAGAGACACGGCAATCATTGCTTCTAAGAGAGGAGAGGAGTTGCAAAAAGCGATGTTAAATTCTATGGTGTATACGAACACAGTCCTTAATACTAATATCAGAGGACAGCAAGGCTACAATAAAGCAAATTCAACATTTGATCCTGTTCCCAAAGAGGGAGTCGAAGAACATAAACGCAATTTAGATAAATTTAGTTGGATTTTCAAAGGATAAAATAATGGCTGACAATAAAAAGAACCCAAGAAACTCACAGAGTACTCTGTATAAAAGGTTGACTAGACTGCTTTCTTCTCCAATCGTCAATAGACGATCTCAAATGCAGAGAAGATATAAAAGAGCAGACATGGATAAATATAACTTCAATTCTGCAATGGGGTTGGACTTTAAAAAGACATCATACAATCCGTATGATAACATGACTGCAAATATCATGGCTAATCAAAATCGCTATGAAAGATATTTAGATTTCGATCAAATGGAATATACACCTGAGATATGTTCTGCGTTGGATATCTATGCAGATGAGATGACTACTTCTACAATGCTATCTCCTATGCTTAGTGTCAAATGTGCCAATGATGAAATAAAGACAATTCTCAACAATCTTTACGAAGAGATATTAAATGTAAATCTTAATCTTTTTGGCTGGAGTCGTTCTATGTGTAAGTTCGGTGACTTTATGCTTTATTTGGATATTGATTCCACAATGGGTGTTCGTCATGCCATTTCACTTCCTATTGATGAAGTAGAAAGAATTGAGGGAGAGGACAAGACAAACCCAAATTATATACAATACCAATGGAACTCCGGCGGACTGACATTTGAAAACTGGCAAATTGCACACTTTCGAATTCTAGGAAACGATAAGTACGCTCCATATGGAACATCAGTGCTAGAACCTGCTAGAAGAATCTGGAGACAACTTACTCTTCTAGAAGATGCAATGATGGCATATAGAATTGTACGTTCACCCGAACGACGAGTATTCTATATTGATGTTGGAAACATTGCTCCACAAGATGTAGAGCAGTTCATGCAACGTGTAACAACTCAGATGAAAAGAAATCAACTAGTTGATACAACAACTGGGCGAGTAGATCTACGTTACAATCCCTTATCTATCGATGAAGACTATTTTATTCCTACTAGGGGTGGCAACTCTTCTAGAGTTGAATCACTACCGGGTGGTTCATATACAGGCGATATTGATGATGTCAAATACCTCAGAGATAAACTATTCTCTGCTTTAAAGATTCCTATGTCATACCTCTCTAGAGGGGATGGACAAACCGAAGACAAGGCTACATTGGCTCAAAAAGACATCAGATTCGCTAGAACCATCCAAAGGCTTCAAAGATCTGTTGTTTCTGAATTAGAGAAGATCGGATTAGTCCACTTGTATACCTTGGGGTATAGAGGTGATGATCTTATATCTTTTAAATTATTACTTAACAATCCATCCAAGATTGCTGAACTACAAGAACTAGAACACTGGAAGCAGAAGTTTGATATCGCTGGAGCAGCAACAGAAGGATTCTTTTCTAAGCGTTGGATTTCGGAAAACATTCTCGGAATGTCAGATGAAGAGTTCCTTAGAAACCAAAGAGAAATGTTCTATGATAAGAAAATGGCTTCAATGCTTGAGAAAGCATCAGAAGAAGTCCCAGCCTCAGCACCAGACACTGGTGCCTCTGGTGGCTCAGCCGGCGGAGGTGGACTCGATCTCGGTGGTGGCGATGATGCCGGAGGTGGACTTGAATTAGGTGGTGATGCAGGCGGAGACGCTCCTGCAGGTGACGCAGGTGGCGGCGGTGATGAAGGTGGTGCAGATTCTGCCCTACTAGCATCTCCCGGTAATAGAAGTAGAGATAAAGATGGCAAGGTATCTAGAGGCGATGGGAAAGGTAGAAGAAAAGTCAAAGCAGTTAAAGATTCAGAGGCTGGAAGAGCAGCAAGAACGAATAGTACCAAAGCAGTGACTGATCCTGTGAAAAGAATGTTCAAGGATCCAGTAGCATCAATTATCAATACCGTGTATGAGTCCGGAGAAAAACAGATTTACGATAAAGAAGAGAAGCAACTATTTAATACTAGTCACGATATAAAAGTGCTACTCGAAAGTATGGAGCCTAAAGAAAAATGAAATATAATAAAAAAAGAAACACTGCGTTTTTGTACGAAACATTGATCTTAGAAATGACTAAGGCAGCATTGAACAAAGACGAGAAGAGAAAGAATATCGCTCTTGATATTATTAAAGAAAACTTTTCTAAAAATTCGATTCTAGATGAAGAGATGGATGCTTATCGTTCTATCTTGGAAACTAAGGGAGTCACAAAGGACTGGGCGGATTCTATTCTTCGTGAAGCGCAAAGAACTTATCTTTCGCTGCATCCGGGACATGTATTCCAGCAACAGACTAATGTTATCAATAGAGTCAATAAAGAACTAGGAAAAGACACATTTGGCAACTTTACGCCAAACTACAAGTCACTTGCCACGATTGGACAACTGTTCAGTGTCAAGACTCCAGTTAAGACTAGAGTGATCTTAGAGAACAATATCATCCAAGAGATGACAAGTCAAGAAGAGACAATGGCAGTCGAGCCAGTTGATAATTTGGTTCTAAAAGTATTTGTTGAAAGTTTTAACGAAAAATATGATAGCCTTCTAGAAGAACAAAAAGATATTTTGTTCAAGTATATTTTCTCATTTGCAGACAATGGTATGGGCTTGAAGATCGCTATTAACGAAGAAGTCTCTAGAATGAAAAACATAGTTGAAGAAAACAAAACTTCAGTGCCAGAATTGTCAGATAAGTTCGAGTCTTTGGGGCTCATGCTTGAATCTTTTTCTAAAGAAGAGATTGGCGATAAAATGCTTTTTAAAGTCCTTAAGACGCAAGAGTTTTGTAAGGAATTAGTCTAATGTCAATTAAAATATTTGTAGGCGAAAAGTCCATCTCTAGAGATGCGAATAAACTTAAAGATTACAAGTTCTCTCTCGATATGAGACAGACACTTGGAGGAGACTATGTTATATTTGATCATCCAGATATTGATATAGTTGTAATGCCACAAATGAAAAAGATTGTCGCTTTCCCGAAAGACAGAATATCAGATATGACTTACGACACAGAGTCTAGATTATTTGATTTTATGTGTAAGAAAGGTGTTGTCGCTAGAGATTCGGTTCAAGGCGGTAACGTTTATGCTTCCCTACAAGGACTATTTGAAACGCCACCTCCACCAACAGCAAAGCAAGGAACAGAAGCACAAGATCCTTTAGATCCACTTCAGCCAATTCTTTTCGTTATTGCCAAGTTTATGGAAATGGAAAAGCCTAGATATGAATATATCAAAAAATTAGATGAAGAAGAAGAGGATTACTATACAGATCCCACAGATGCTAGTTCAACTGAATTAGGAGAAGTTCCACACGCTAGAGAAAAAGGAACAATTCGTCCGGGAATTTATTACCAAGCATATATGCAAAATAGATTTTATCGGAGATAGTGTGCAATTACTTTGGTTCATATTGTCAGCCTATGGCTTGACTCAGATATTAGTATACGGCTCTATCTTTAAATCATTTAGAGATTTTACATTAAACTATACAAAATTATTGTCTTGCCCAATGTGTACAGGATTCTGGGTTGGAGTAATTTTATTCTTCCTTAATCCTTTTACAGAACTATTTACATTTGAACTGAATTTAGCAAATTTTTTAATTTGTGGATGGTTATCCTCTGGAACATCTTATATATTGTGTATGGTGTTTGATGATGACGGTATAAAAATTATGAGGAAATAAAATGAATATTAAGATCCCTAGAAAAAGAGCAGAGAAGATCATGGAAGAGGAAGTCGAAAAGTTTCTAAGAGAAAATAAAGACGTTGATCGAAAACAATTAGAACAGTTTATAGAGAATAACAAGGAGAAGCAGAAATGATTAAATGGATGTTACAGCCTGTAAGGCGTTGCAAGAATGGGTGTTGACTATGAGTAAAGTTTTATTAAGAGAATATTATGAAATGTGTGAAGGTGGTGTATGTCAAGACATGCTCACTGAAGCCGAGAAACGTTACGTCAAAAACGGCGGAATGATACTAACAGGTAAACTTCAAGAAGCCGAAGTTCAGAATGGTAATGGAAGAGTTTATCCAAAAAAGATTTTAGAAAGGGAGATGAAGAACTATACGATGCTAATTAAAGAAAGTAGAGCACTCGGAGAGTTAGATCATCCAGATGATTCAATTATTAATCTCAAAAATGCGTCACATATGGTTACAGACGCTTGGTGGGACGGCAACAATGTTATGGGGAAAGTTAAAGTCCTTAACACGCCGTCTGGAAAGATATTACAACAACTTGTCAATGACGGTGTTAAGTTGGGTATTAGTAGTCGGGCTCTTGGTTCTGTTAACGAATCAGACGGAAGAACGATGGTACAAGAGGATCTTCAACTTATTTGCTTTGATTTCGTTAGCGAGCCTTCTACTCCTAATGCATATATGGCATTACAAGAAGCAAAAAATATCAGAATTGAAACAGATATTTTTGACAAGAAATACAAACTAAACAGAATGTTAAACGAAATCTTAGAGGATTAGATGAACAAGAGAGAATTAAAAGCATTAATAAAGCCACTTGTAAAAGAGTGCATTAAGGAAGCATTACTTGAAGAAGGAATGCTTTCAACTGTTATATCTGAAGTTATTAAAGGTACTTCTGGATTGATTGTTGAACAAAGGCAAGAAAAGATTCAGAAAACAACAGAGAAAGTCTTGGAGACAAATGAAGATACAATGCGCAGACTTCAAGAAAGAAAGGCAACACAGCAAAATCAGAAGAGAAAACTACTAGATGCCATTGGCTCAGATGCATATGGCGGTGTAGATCTTTTTGAAGGTACAGAGCCATTAAGAAAAGGCGGAAACACAAATCAATCTGCCCAGCCTCAAGGGGCTTTATCTAATTACGCTCCAGAAGATTCAGGAGTTGATATATCTGGATTGTTAAATATTGCTGGTGGTTCTTGGAAAAAAATCAATTAGAAGATAATTATAAGGAAAAAGAGGAATAAATTATGTCATCAAATTTTAAACCGGGATTAGGGAACGTTGCATCATATCAAGTTTCTGGCATTCCATTCGTTTTTAGTGTTGCAGCATCTACAACCAAGACAGCAACATTGAATCGTGTGACGTCAGAGGTTCAAATCACGACGTCTGGAACTGGCTGTACAGTAAGTTTTGGAGATTCGTCAAACACGACATATGATCTCCCTGCAGGACTGTCAACTTTCAGAATCAAGTGTAAGAGCATCCAAATCATCACACCGGCTGGTATTACAGCGAGTTGCTGTGCCTCTTTGACTTCAATTGAGTCGTCGATGATGCCAGTACATACACAATCTGATTATGGAACTGTGGCGTAGAATTATAATATAGGAAAACAAATGAGTAAAAAAAGTAATATAACTGTGAAATCTCGCAAAAACGAATCACAGGAAAGAATGATTAAACGGTTCATAAAGAAATGCAAAAAGAAAGGTATTATAGACGAAGTTAAAGATCGTCGATATTTTAAATCTAATTCTCAGAAAAGAAATGAAATTAAAAGAAAGAGAAAAAGAGCCCTCGCTATAGCAAAAGCCAAAGAAAAAGGCAGGGGATGAACTATTTATTTCTGAAAAAACGTTTTAAAGAGGAATAGTTCATGGCAAATATAGTAAATTATGGTTGGGCTTATGTACACCCTACAGCATCTCAGGCGCAAGCAAGAGGAGTTGACAAATCAATTCAGTTTTTATCAGGAGCACTTGATGGAAATGGCATTGGAATGGGCTCTGGATCTGCCAATTTTACGTTTGATTATGATAGTTCCCAACTAGTTTTAACCGGAAACATGTCAGCAAGCGGACATGTATCTGCTTCTACTTTTTACGGAGATGGCTCTAATCTTAGTAATATTTCTCCTTTTCCTTATACTGGAGATGCTGTAATCACAGGTTCACTGACGGTTACGAATTCAATTACTGCTTCGAATTATTTAATTGCCAATACGTTCGAAGTGAATAATAGTGGATCATCAACATTCGGAAACACAGATGATGATACTCATCAGTTCACTGGTTCTGTTTCTTTTGGTGCTTCAGGTTCCACTGCTGATGTAGAATATAGTGTTTCAAACAGTCAGTTAAAGATTCCCGGATTAAAAGTAGCATATAGGACAACAGGATCAGTTGCCTTTTCGGCATCTGCTTCTGATTATATAGTTGGGATTGCTGCTAGTATCTCAACTGCCGTTACTATAGAACTACCAGATGCTTCTACAGCAGGCTCTGGCTCATTGATCGTTATAAAGGATGAAGCAAGTGGTGGCTCTAGGACTTCTGGAAATGCAATTACTGTATCTGCTTCTTCTGGGGATACCGTAGAAAATACAACTAGCGTCACCATTGCCGGAACTATGGCTTCTAAAACTTTTTATTCAAACGGAAACACGAAATGGTTCGTGGTGTAGGGTGGAACTATGGCGTACAACTCATTAAGCGGAACGGTAATTGGGCCGGACAAAATCGTAGCAAAACCAGATGGGAGTTTTACACAACTTACTGGAACTATATCAGGATCTTATATTAATGCTGAAGGTGCTCCTGTGTCTTTTGCAGACATTGGGACTGAGGATGGCGGAACGATAGGTGCCGCAGAAGATGGTAGTTACACTGATGGGTTATTCACAGATTTTCATACTGGTACACTAGTTGGTGTACCTATAGATAGATACAATGAATTGTTTAAATCTTTGGTTCCTCCGCCTGCACCTGTTTTATCTAGAACTGATGCGACACAGGATGGTACTGATGCTTTTCTTTCTTTCGGGACATCAAACAACATGGAGTCAGATGGCACACCTTACTTTTCTGTAGGAACTACTGCAGGCTTTGCTGAAGTAGACAAAGGTGAGATATACGAAACTGCTACAACTGGTAATAATTTTAGACGATCTATATTCAAACTGGATACAAATATTACTGGTGTTGTCAATTTTCATGTTACGGCGTCGGTATTAGGCTCTGTAACAAATTATGAAGCAGATGCTTTTGGGAACGCTGAAACGGGCTCTCTTCAACTTTTTGTCAACAGTACCTCATCTGCCATACATACTTTAAACTTAGTAACTGCGACTGGAGCAGGTGCACCCGGTGCCGGTTCGAGTTCTTCTTTAGACTCAGATGGATCAGGTTTTACTAATATTTCCACAACAGCATCTGCAACAGATGCCAATTCAAACGTTTTTGATTTATTTCAACATAGAACTGCAAAATATATTGTCAACTCTTCATCTCAAAGAAGAGGATGGAACTATGCTTTTATTCGTCATGCCCTTGGAGACACAAACTACGATACAAACTATATTGAATGGGTTAATGATGACAACTCAGTTAACGTAACTATAACTGGAGATAGCCTAACAGGTATAACTTTGTCTGGCTCACGATACATCTCTGGAGTAGAGTACAACACTAGCGCAACTGCTAATTATCAGTTCTTGATTTCTAATTTCTACAAAAACGTATACGACTTAGCAACAGTAACATGTACAGACTCTACATCAAATGCTTCAATCACTAACGCAACAATGCCACATATTGGAGGTGACGATGAAAATAAGACAGTCGCCCTTACACAATCATTGTCCACTACGGACACAATTATCTTAAATGAATCAATCGGAGCAACCTCTTCTGTAACACATGTTTTCAAAGGTACGACTACTTCGAATACTAGTATGTCAGGATTTTTAATTTTTACTCCTTCCGTTAACAACGCTACAGATACTCAAGAATATTTTAAAGATGAGGCAACATACAGACTTCCTTCGGCTTCTTACAATTCACAGCCAGTTGTAACAACCGGTTCTTGGAATAGCCAAACACATATGACAGCCTCTGGAGATCATTCAGACGGATTACAACTATATAACCAAAGATTGGTTTCTCCTTTGAACACTACGAATGGAGGAGACTTTTCTTCCATATCAAATACAGAGTCTGGCAATCCCGACTATTCATCTGTTTCTGGAACTAGAACGTTCTACCGAGCATTCAAAAATACAGGCTCAGGCGAAAGAGACGTATCTATAACAATAAAAGGTTCAGCAACGATTGTGTCTTCTGGTGCTTCATTAGGGACAAATGCAAACGTTAGAGTCTTTGTCAAGACACCGGGAAAAACAGACTGGATGAATTTAGCAGACAATTTCTCGTTTAATGATGTCTCAGAAGGTGCAGGTGCAAATGAACTTGGATTAGACGCAAGCATTGATGGCTCAGGTGCTGTCAACGTGGCGACACTTGGTACAAAAGTTGTTGCAACTGGAGAGTATTTCTTGACACGAATCGAAGCAGATGCTGGCTGGACAGGAAATATTACAGAAATATCTGTTGTATTTGGGGCAGGAACAGGTTCGCCGACTTATGGAGTAAGTCTAGATGAAATCAATGAAAACACTTCGAACAATGGCTCAACTGCTAATCTTTCTTTTGGTTCAGATAAGCCAATATCTGGATACACCAGTGCCACTACAACTCCAAATATTAATAGTGAAGTCAATGTTAATGAAACTTGGAGTCCAAATACTGGATTAACAAATCAAAGGCTAGGTATATACAATAGAACTATTGACATCACTGCTAGACTAAATGACTCATCAGAGTCTTATAGGATTGACTCAGGCTCTGCAGGTACTTTAAAGTTATATATAAACGGTGCAGAACGCCACTCAATAGACTTCTCTTCCTTTGGCAGTGGTAATAGCCTAAACTCATCCGGAAGTGGATTCACAAGCGTCTCAGCAGTCGAATATCCTACATATTCTAATAACGTTCGTGATTATACTCGTCCATTTAGAACTGGATCTCTGATTGTCGAAACTAATGATCAAAGAAACGGATGGAATTTTGCTAGAGTAATCCACAGTGGTACTTGGGGAGAATTAAGTTCAAGTTATATTGAATGGATTAATGATGATGATTCTTCGAGCATATCAGTTGCAGGTGGAAACCTGACTAACTTCAATAATGATGGAACGTTTTATTATAGTTCTGGGATTAAGCATTTCGCAACAGCCCCATCTGCATCCTTTACATTGACGTCTAGTAACAACTATAGAAACGTATATGACAATGACACATCTGATGCTGTCGATTTTAACGATACTTTAACAAATGTATCAATAACGGCAATGACTGCTAGCGGAGGAGGCATAAGCACCTTAACAGATTCTAATGGGGTTTCTGCTTATCCAACTCTTTTAACTTCTTCTGGAGCAGAAACTGGAAGTGTAAATTATAACGTAACATTACAATTAACTCCTAGTACATCTTTGGTTGGGGAGTATGTAGATTCTGGAGATGTTCACACTGCTTCTATAGGCAGGGCTAAATTCTTACAGCCACCGTTCAATGCCAATGACAATACGTATTCACAATTCACTACATCTGATTTCGCAACCTCATCCCATTCAGGATTTATTAGATTTAGTGGCTCTGAGTCAAACACAAATGAAACATCTGCAGAATACTTCCAAGGTGAAGGTTATAGGCTAGAGAATAGGAACGTAACTTATCTCTCACAGTCAAATGTCACAGCCTCAGCAAACGCTTGGATATCATCTAACCCAGTCAACAGTACTGCAAGTTATGATAACTATGCTGATGGATTGGTTGTGTTTGGAGATAGGCTAGTTGCGCCAACTAAGGCAGGATCTAGCGGTGATTGCAGAAACGTTTCTGATGGTGGAGTATTACAAGCACCAACAGGGAATGTTAACTACTCTTCTTCTGAATTAGATATCGGTACTAGAACATATGTAAGATATTTCAGAAACAACACAGGAACAACCAAGACAGGGTTTACAATTACTTTTAGAGGATCAGGATCTATAGACGATTTGGCAACTGCTTATACAGGCGGAGCATTTAAATTTGAATATAAAATACCACATACCGATAGTAACAATTCTACTGCTTGGCAAGATGGCGGAAAAGCACTTTCCTTCTCCGGAGACAGAAATGTCGATGGAAACGGTGGGGCACAAGGATCTGATTCTCAGTTTCCTTTGACTATCTCTTCTGGAGGGACGTCCCTAAACGTCTCTTTCAATGGCGGAAACTGGCTTAATAATCAATACATGCTGATAAGACTAAGAGCCAGTGCTAGTTGGGATGGCTACTTAGACAGGATAGAGGTGACTTAATGCCAATACAATCAGGAACAGGATCTACCAATCAAACAATGACGGTATCGGCTTTTAAAAAGTTGGTAGGTAAGTCTAATACAGGTAATCAAAAAGCATTTTACGAAGAAACGGTTGCTTCTTCAATCCAGATCAACACTAAGCGAATCTTTGGTGATGACATTCCTCAGAGTGTCCCAAACCCAACAACTGCAATTGCAGGTGATAATCTATACACTACCTATTCAGCATCAGCAGGTGGCAGTGAGATCGTACAGATTGTTGAGTTTGACGTCATAGGTTTTAATAGTCAGTACGACGCTGATGCTGATAAATCTTTCGGAGATGTAGAGTATTTCGGTGGTGATGAATCGCAAGTTTCTGGAGAGCACGGGTATTACCTTAGAGTCAGTGCAGACTATAATACTAGTTCTTCTTTTGGTGGTGCTGCCCCATTCTCAAGTTCTCAAGTTGTTTACTCGTCAACAGGTTCGCTACAATTGGTGCATCCTCAGTTCGGCCCGGCATCGGGTAATGGGTATTTCTTAGAACTGTATACATCAAAAGGCGGAACAAGAATCAATGATACTGATCCAATTGACTGGATTGTTGATTATTACAACGGTACAATCTTGGTTCAAGACTATGACTCCTCAAAGATTCCTACATACGCTGTCGCATACATATATGTAGGCAAATATGCGGATCAGAAGATCACTGATGCTTCTGGATCTGGAACAGACATTATAGTCAAAGAAGAAGGCTCTAATATCTCAACGGCAGCAGAATCTTTTGATTTTGTTGGATCTGGTGTTACGGCAACTAATTCAGGTAACGATATCACTGTTACAATTCCCGG